GTACAAATCCAACAAGGTTGCCCAAAGATTGAGGGAAATAGACGGCCAGTCGGAACAGTTCCGCATCAGCGGACGCCCTGTCAGATGCTGGTCTGTTCCCGCTTTTGAGAAGATTGAGGAAGAGTTTTCCTCGCGTTTTGATGATAATCAAGTTCCATTTTAGGAGTTAGCATGTTTCGATATTTTGGACCCCCAGGCACAGGTAAAACAACCACCCTTTTGAATCAGGTTGAGAACCTTCTGTCCAAGGGTATGTCACCCAATGACATTGGTTACTTTGCCTTCACCCGGAAGGCGGCTGACGAGGCCCGCGACAGGGCGGTATCCCGTTTTAATCTGGACCCGGAGAATGATTTTATTTATTTCCGGACGCTGCACAGTCTGGCCTTCCGAGCCCTTGGCATGACAAGTTCTCAGGTGCTTGGCACCAAGCAAATGAAAGAGTTTGGAAAAAAAGCTGGCGTCGATTTCACCGCCGATGGCGTAGAGATCGTCGAGGATCGGGGCTTTGCCGTGATGCGCTCTAATCATCCCGTTATCCGGGCTATTGATCTTGCACGGAACACGCGCAACGGGCCACAGTACGCCTATAACGAAATCGGGCTCACCATTACTTACTATGAGTTTGAGCACATCTACAAGGAGTATGAACGATTTAAAGAACAAAACGGCCTGAAGGACTTCACCGATATGATGATGGAGTTCGCGGACAACCCATCCCTCACGCCAAGGCTGAAGGTTGTGTTTCTGGACGAGGCACAGGACCTCACCCGATTGCAGTGGGTTGTGGCCCATAATCTCGAAGACCACAGCGACCGCATGTATGTGGCGGGTGATGATGACCAAGGCATTTACCGCTTTGCGGGCGCAGATATTGGAAAGTTTATTTCGCTTCCTGGGGCTAGTGAGGTGCTGTCTCAGTCGTACCGTATTCCCCGCAGCGTCCACTATATCGCGGAACGGGTTGTCGGGCGCATCCAACACCGTCAAAAGAAAATCTGGTCCCCCCGCACGGAGCAAGGGTCAGTCCGCCGGATTTACGACGCCTCTACCGTGGATTTTAATGGCGGTGAGTGGCTTGTTCTCTCGCAGGCGAAGTACATGCTCGACGATCTGGCCGGGCATATGAAAAGCGCCGGATATTATTTTGAGCGTAAGGATAGTCCATCCCTTCCCAAAAAGGTAAAGAACGCCATCCAGTCGTGGAATCACCTTCTCGAAAACCCACGCCATGAGATCTCTCAAAAAGAAGCCATCAATCTCTATGACCATATTTCGTCGGGCGAAGGAAAGATCAAGCGCGGAGCCAAGAAAATTCTGGCCGGATCCGACGAGCAAGACCTGTTCAGCCTGAGTGTCCTGCACCAGAACTTTGGCCTTGAGACAATTGACGGCGACTGGGAGAACTCCCTTGACCGGGTTTCTGATGAAAATCGTGCCTATGCCACGGCGCTGCTCCGCCGGGGCGTCAACATTTTTGAAAAGCCTAAAATCCGCCTGTCCACGATCCACGGTGCAAAGGGTGGTGAGGCCGATAACGTCCTGCTATACCTCGACCTGAGCAGCAAGGCCCTTGACCACATGCACGAACATCCCGACGACGCACACCGCCAGATGTACGTTGGAATCACCCGCGCCAAGAACAACCTCGTTCTCAAGATGCCAGAGGATTCCCAAAGAGGCTATGCAATATAAAAAGGAGTAATGACTATGCCAGCTAAAGATGTTCTAGAGACCGCGACCAAGCTCGTTGGAGGAAGCCGTGCCGCGAGCCACGGCTCTATGTTAGAGACTCACGAAAACATAGCCCAACTCTGGAACGGCTATCTCTACAGGATGGATTTTGAAAACGGGGACAGGCTCAAAGCCTCCGACGTTGCGAACATGATGGAGCTTCTCAAGGTAGCCCGCCGCAAGCAGGGCGTCTTTAACTCCGACGATTACATTGACGGTGCCGGATATGCCGCCGTAGCTTATGAGTGCGCGGAGGAAGAGACATTGGAGGAAGACCACGACGAGGAAGTTCCTGAACAAGTGTGCTTGTTTCAATTTGATGAAGTCAAAAAATGAAAACAAACTTGCAAAAGCCTAAGTGGGGCGTGAAAACTGAGTGGGTGCCTATTGAGCAGCTACCGCCTACACCGTCCGGCATCAAAGAAATTGCCATAGACTTAGAGACGAAAGACCCACGGCTCAAGTCCCATGGACCCGGATGGCCTACTGGCAACGGTGACGTGGTTGGCATTGCCGTAGCCTACGAAGGCTTTAATGCTTACCTCCCGTTTGGACATGAAGGCGGTGGCAATCTGGACCGGGGCATCGTGCTCCGCTGGTTTCAGAAGGAGATTGCGAACCACCCGTCCGATAAGATTTTTTACAATGCCGCCTACGATGTGGGCTGGCTCAAGCGCCTTGACGTAGACCTCAAAGGCCGCTGGATTGACGTCATGCTGGGCGCACCGCTTCTGAACGAAAACCGCTTCAGTTTTTCTCTTAATACCGTCGCCTACGACTATTTAGGCGAGATGAAATCAGAGGCTGCACTGCGCGAAGCTGCCCAAGAATTTGGAGTGGACCCCAAAGGGGAGCTTTACAAGTTACCTGCCTGCTTTGTCGGAGAGTACGCCGAAGCCGATGCAAGGCTCACGCTCGACCTCTGGCAGATCTTCAAGGCCGAACTGTCCAAAGAAGATTTATGGCAGATTTTTAATCTCGAAACCTCCGTCCTACCCCTTTGTATAGAAATGACATGGGGCGGCATCCGCGTTGATCTCGACGCCGCCGAACGCCTCAAGCAAGACCTTCTGAAGGTTGTCAAAGGCAAGCTCATGGAGGTCAAGAAGGAAACAGGCCTGAGTATTGAGCTTTGGGCTGCGGCCTCGATTGCAAAGGTCTTTGACCAACTGGACATTCCCTACGGGCGCACCAAGACCGGACTGCCCTCCTTCACGAAAAACTTTCTCTCCCAGCATGAGCACCCCATAGCCCAGAAGATTGCTGAAGCACGAGAATATGACAAAATCGGCAATACGTTCCTGTCCAGCATATTCCGGTATGCAGAGAAGGACCGCATCCATGGTCACATCAACCAGCTACGTTCAGAAGGCGGAGGGACTGTCACCGGACGCATCTCCATGGCAAACCCCAACCTCCAACAGATTCCGGCCCGCAATCCGGAGATGGCAAAGGCCATTCGCGGGTTGTTTCTGCCCGAAGAGGGCGAGCAGTGGGCCTCACTCGATTTTGATCAGCAAGAACCTCGCATTCTTGTTCACTTTGCCAGCCTGACCAACGGCGGACTGTCGGGGTCTGGCGACTTTGTCAAAGCTTACTGCACCGAACGCAGCACCGATTTCCATCAGATGGTGGCCGACATTGCCAACATTCCAAGGAAAAGCGCAAAGACAATCAACCTTGGCATTATGTACGGCATGGGGCAAACACGGCTCGCGGAGCAACTGGATGTGTCACCGGAACAGGCCAAACGGCTCATGCGCCAGTACCACGATGACGTGCCTTTTGTTAAAGAACTGACAGATGCCGTGACCCGCAAGGTGGCTCACCGTGACAAAGGGGGCTTTGTGCGCTCGATACTTGGACGCAAGTGCCGGTTTGATTTATGGGAACCGAACCTGTTCGTATCCGCTCGCCCCCTCCCCAAGGAAGAGGCCCATATTGAGTATGGCGATAACATCAAGCGAAGTTATTTGTATAGGTCACTTAACCGTTTGATCCAGTCGAGCGCGGCGGATATGACAAAAAAGTCAATGGCAGCGGTTTACGAGGAACTGGGCGTCATACCCCTTGTACAAATCCATGATGAACTGGCTTTTTCCGTAAAAACCCAAGCCGATGCCCGAAAAATCTGCGATGTGATGGAAAGTGCCGTCCGTTTGGAAGTTCCGACGCCCGCCGATATTGCAATGGGAGAAACATGGGGCACTATAGAAGAAGTTGTTGACGAGTAAGGTAAAATCCCGTAGTTTCACATACGAGAGGACAGGAAAATGAACCCGGATAAATGGAAAAGCGTTGTCATACCTATCGAGACGTATCACACCTTGCGAGGCATGGCAAAAAGTGAGCACCGGACGATTTCAGGGCAGTTTACGTTTATTTTAGAGAAAGCTGTTCAGGAAACGCAACCGGAGGTGTCCTCGTGACCGTCGTCGCAGTGACCGCCGCAATTTATGGCGCATGTTTATTCGTAGCATTCTTATGTGGGTAGACAATGTTGATGCACCTTATCGTTGAGGCAGTGTACCGCGCCCTGTCGTTGTTTGTCTGATGGGCAAGCGTTCAAACTTTGAGCGAAGGGAAAGAGACTTTTATCCGACGCCGACTAAAGCTGTAGAGCCGCTTATTCCGCATTTGCCAGACCTGTTCACCTACATTGAGCCATGTGCGGGCAATGGTGATCTTGTTCGCGGGCTTGCAGCGTATGAGAGCGTGGCCCACGACGGAAAGTTTACCCCGATTTTGGAATATGCCAGTGACATTGCCGGAAGCCCTTTGTATCTGGAGATGGATGCGTTTGACATCGGCGACGTTTCGGCGGATCTGGACTTTTTTATCACCAATCCACCCTGGAGCCGCGATGTTCTGCACCCTCTTATTATACATCTGTGCGCCATGGCTCCGACGTTCCTGCTTTTTGACGCCGACTGGATGCACACGAAACAGGCAGGCCCATACTTAAAGTACTGCCGAAAGATTGTGTCGGTAGGCCGTGTGAAATGGATTGCGGACGGTCCACACACGGGAAAAGACAATGTTTGCTGGTATCTGTTTGATTCTGACCCGAAAACATCACCTCCAGAGTTTTTTCCACAAGAGACTGTTGTTGTACTATAAGTATACCTGTCGCTCTTGACTCCCTGTAACGGCGAGCTTTGACTCCCGCCGTTGAGCGAGCGGCAACCTTGGGGCTACCTTTCCTCCAGTTGGGTAGCCCCTTTTTTTAAAGAGGACCATGGCTGACCCCGAACCCCTACTCTGTTCTATCTGTGACACGCCCGTTGATCTCGAAAACGAAGGTGGCATTGCAGGAAATTTTGGCATCGTTCCGGTCGCCTTTTGCGTCTGGTGCTATGCCAGCGTTGTGGACATGGTCAGCCAAAGCTGCCTCCGATGCCTCGAAGAAGAAGATCCCACCATCCAATAGTCCTAAAAATAATGTTTGACCTCCGGTGAAGTATGGGATATTCTGGGTATCCTTTTACATCAACTAGGAGAAAACAAATGGGATTCCTTGAGTGGTTATTCGGCAGGAAAAAAGCGGGCGTCGATAAAGAGATGCTGTTCTACGCCCAGGAACTGAGGGACGAATACGACAGGAACGTCAGCGAAATTCCTGACCTAAAGCGTGTTCCGAAATGGTGCCACGCCAAAAAAAACGGGCGCAGAATTACGTGCCCAAAATGCCGTGCCAGCACTATTGTCTATAATTTTAGCTGGACAGCCTTAGCCTGCCCACATTGCAAAAAAGAAACTGGGAAATATGACTGGTTTTTGGGACCGGGCGATGAATGAAGCAGAAAAGTTTCTCGATGGCTGGGCGTGGCTTGGTTCTCAGTTAAAGGATTATGAGCCACGTACCAACCGGCTTTTGAAACAACGGTTCAAGTGTTTGCAAGCACGGGACACGGCCCATGATCCAGAATTTAAAGCTCTCTGGAATAATCACGCGGAAGTTCTCCGCATCAAACTGGAAAAGGAGTTGAACTGATGCAGACCTTCCTCCCCTACGAGACGTTTTCTCAGTCCGTTCTTTGTCTTGATTACAGAAGACTGGGCAAACAACGAGTTGAGGCCTTCCAAATCCTCAACGCGCTGGCAGGCAAGTCAAAAGGATGGGTTAACCATCCAGCCACCAAGATGTGGAGAGGCTATGAAGCCGCGCTCCGGTTCTACAAGGATTTGTGCATAGAAGAGTGGGTCCGCCGTGGCTACAAAAATACAATGGAAGTCGAGGAGGCCTACGGACCTATTCTTATGCCTGACTGGCTGGGAGACGAAAAGCTTCATTCCAGCCACCGTTCCAACCTCCTAAAGAAGGACGCTGATTTTTATGGAAAATACAACTGGAGAGAATCAAATGACCTACCCTATTTCTGGCCGTGCGAAAAAAGAGCGCGATGAATTCCGCCACCTGATGGCGAACCTTGGCGACACCGACCTCTACAACCGGACGATGCAGGCGTGGGCAAAAACTGCTGTTCAGGAGTCAGAATAATGACCTTCCTGATTAGATTGAGCCTTGGGCTGGTAGCCCTGATGCTGTTTTTGTTGGCCGCACTGTTTGTGCCATTGCCTGCGTAACATGACCGTCTACGACGAAACCATAAGGGGGGCGGCGGAGTTGCGGAGGCAGATCAAACTTTCGGGGGGTTTGAAAATGGGCGAAACAAGCTGCACAAAAAACGACGTTGTCGGGCACTATGCCCACCCCATGGGGACGGTGTGCCCCGCTTGTCGAGGCCTTGGTTATTTGCTCAACAGGAAAAACTGGTCCCATGAGCCTTGCCAAAATTGTGACAGCCGAGGAGTGCTTGAGGATTAAAAGTGCAATGATCATTGATAACAACGCCTACAACCAAAACAAGGAGACAAACAATATGCGCCAACTACAGATGTTCAAAAATGTCCGACGCAATGATTCGGACACTTCCTTTGCCGCAGCAGCGTCTATGGAGACGGCAGCAAAACGGTACAAGGCAATCGTCTACCGGACATTGCTGCACTTCGGGCCCATGACATCCGAAGAAATTGCGAGCCGTTGCGAACTGGACCACCCACAGGTTTGGCGGCGTGTCAGCGACTTGCGCCGAGACAACGTGATTCACGACACGGGGGAGCGCAGAAAGAACCGAAGTGGCCGCAGGGCTGGCGTGTGGGCCGTGAACAAGGAGACTTAATATGATTGACGCAAACCACACCCCGGAATCAGGGCACTGGAAAACCGGACTCGCGATGTCCGCGCTTCTTGTGCTTCCGCTACCCGCCCTAGCCGGTGGGGGACTTTCCGCCGGTGACGACAAAGGCAAAACATGCCTAGCCGAGGCGGTGTATTATGAGGCCAGAGACCAAGGCTGGCGCGGCATGATGGCCGTGGGCGTCGTCATACAAAATAGAGTGAGGGATTCCCGATATCCCGACGATGTTTGTAGTGTTGTCCGGCAGGGAAAGTACTGGCGAGGCAATCCGGTGAAGCACAAGTGTCAGTTTTCATATTATTGCGATGGTAAGCACGAACGGCCCGCCGAAAAGGGGGCGTGGGACGAGGCTCGCGACATTGCAGGCATCCTCATGTCTACAGAGGTGGTGATGGCGGGGCTTGAAAATGTGACGCACTATCACGCGGTCACGGTGCAGCCACCATGGGCCATGGTCCTGAAGCGAAAACAACAGATAGGGGAGCACGTTTTTTATGCAAAAAGATAGGAAGTGCCACGAGTGCGGTGGGCTGGATGAGTTTGTCTATGAGATCGACTGGAGACC